CAGTACCTTTTTTTTATTTATTTAACAAAAAACTATAATTATTGCGTATTGAAGTGTGAGTAGTATGCTCTATTAAAACCCTTATAATCATCATATAATAGCAATTATAAGCATTACTATTACTCTAAGTAGTTGATAATCAATCAGTTATTGTTTATTTATTAGATATTATATAAGTATAATATGTCTTTAATATATTTAGCTGATTAACTATCGTTATCTCTAATAGATAGCGAAGTTATACAATTTATTTTACATTGTCAAATCTTTCTAGCATTTTTTTATATAAATTATTATCATTAATATATTTAGCTGTTTATTTACTATTATTATTAAGTATTAATTTAAAATATTTATTATGGAACCTTGGATACACGATATGATCTGTGAACACGACTATGAAGCTGATTATGAAAAAAAGAAGTTAAAAGAAATTTTAAATTCATTAGACGAAATTAAAATGCATCTTAAAGAAGACGGTTTATACGCTTTAGGAGTTTTATATGATTATGTTGACGAATTAAAAAAACCAGATAATAACGACTTACCATTCTAATTATTGGGGCCTAACGGCCCCTTTTTTTACTATTATTATTAAGTATTAACCAAATTTATATAAGATATGATTTTACATGAAATTAATTGCTCTTGCGGTTCTACAAGAGCTGAAAAACTAGACGACAAGTGGGGTAATTGCGTAAAGTGTGGAGCACCACACGACATACAGTTTAGCGATTACACTACACACGATGTTGAGATTACACCTTTACACGTAATAGAACAACGTGCTAAAGAACAAGCGTATGAAGATATGTATCATGATGTTGATATGTTAGCTCATCTACCATATATTGACTGGGATACCTGTTTTGATATAGACAATATAACTGTCAACATACCAAAAGAATATTGTGTTTATCACGATGGTATGTGGTATAATCCTGAAAATCCTAAAGCTGGCGTTATAAACGCTGACGCTTATGGTAAACCAATAAGAGTGGCAATTTAGTCACTCTTTTTTTAACCTAAACATTAACTAAACATAAATAAAACTATGGGTAAAGTAAAAAATGAAATGTTAATCTATAAAGCAGATAATAAAACTGTAATAGACATACAACATTTAGTTCAATCACAAATTGCAACTATAAATAATCAAGCTAAAGTGATTAAATTATTAGAAGAAAACAATAAACTTAAAGATAAAGTAAGAAAATTGAATAATGAATGTGCTGAGTTAGAAGAGGCACTTCATACACATCCTACTAAATCTTTTAGTTCGTTATCTTATAATGAATATTAACTAAAAAGGTGTTGAATGGTGTAAATCCAGACGTGGTAATACCAGCTTAATTGAGAATAAAACACTTGCGTTACCAACTCTCAGCCTTTTTTTTTATATTTGCAAACTTGTAAAATATAGAAGTGCTATCATATCTGTCGTAATACTTGCTTTTCTAAACTATATTTTATGCATAAGAGGTTTGGCACAGCCTCTTTTTTTACTTCTCTCGCTCGCTAACGCTCGCTCGTATTTACTATTTTTATTAATATTAATCATAAAATTTTATAAAATGTCAAAAAAATCAAAAACTACTACGAAAAAAGCTACTAAAAAAGCTACAAAACCTGCATTAAACTTTGCTACAGGTGTATTTATTAAAGAAACTGAGTATTCTATTCTTATGGACTTTAATGCTAAAGCATTTTGTCAATGGATGAAAGACAATATTAATGAAAAAGGTTATGTAAGAACTATAATTAGAGCTAACAAAGAAGGTTCTAGATTTTCACATAACATGTCTTTGAATGATTACAGCCCTAAAGCTGTTGCAGAAAAAGCTGTTCAAGAAGCTACTGAAGATCTGCCATTCTAATGGGTATATTAGGTATATCATTCTTCGCTGCCGTTGGTTATTATATCATTGTATATAAAGCCATCGGTAGACGTAGACTAGTTAAAACACAAACATTCTGGGACATACTATTTACTTTGTTGTTACCATTATTGTTTATTGGAACATTCAGCGGTCTAGCTACTGCTGTTATTGCAGGCGTGTTGTTTTCATGCTTTACAGCTATCACACCATCGCCTACAGAAGACGACTACAAATAAAATAGGTTGAAAGAGTATCTTAACGAATAACCGTGACAACACGGTACGGTAAACTAGAGCTCTTTCTTCCTTTTTTACTATTATTATTAATATAAACCAATACTTTTGCTTATGAAAGAAAATAATTATGAGATAAGCGCACAATATCTCAAAGACTTAAAAAAATTACTAAAAGATAAAAACAGTAATATCAAACCTTATCATATTGCGCACGCATCATTTAGAAAAAATAATTCAGATTTAATTATTAAGAAAGTTAATAAAATAGACTTTATTATTACATATCTAGACGGTACAAAACAAAAATTTCCAACATATAATGAACTTATGAGGATGACAAAAAATCTAAATGATTTATATCCTAAAAACAGAAGAGATTATATAGATAGGTATTTTAAGGTTATAAATGCTTTTCATAAGCACAGAGCTAAACTTAAAAAGAAAACAAATGCTATTGCTAACAGATTGTTACCCAATCAAGTAAAAGCATTAGTATCAAAAATATCATGATGAGGTTATTGCTGTAATAAACCATGGGCCCTCATCATAGAGTTAGGTCGGGCAACTATTTGTAGAATTAATAAAATTCATAATTAAAGTGTTCTAATTGCAGATAAACTTTAAGCATAGCAAGTTGACGTAAAGCGTTCCTAACTCTAAACATAGAAAGGAGGTTAGTAAACATAACAAATAATAATTCAGCGGTTATACTTTGTGTGTATTTACAATTCCTCCTTTCTTTTTTTTCAATTTAAATTATATATAAATGACAACATTATTAAAAAAATTAAAACATTATTTTTCAGGAGAACATGAAAAAAATAAAAGCATTCTAATAACATTATTTAAATTTGACAAATCACACAGTCATTATACACCAAATTACTGGTGTTTAAACAATATGTTAGCTCTTAACTTTAAAAAATGGATGATGTGGATTATATTTAATATCAATAATCCATTTGATAAAGATACGTGGAAATTATCATTTGATATAAAATTTACTCCTGATAGTTATTTTAGTAGAGTAGAAAATAAAAGAACTAAAGAAGAAGATAAATATCTTGATGATAAACATTTACATGTAAGAGAAACTATGGTGGTAAGAGAGATTTCATCAAAAATACAATTATTATTTATTGAGTTTACATTTATGTTTAATTTTGACTATTTATTAAAATATGAATTATCAAATTATATGAAAGATGACGATTTTATAATAAAATATTATAGGACTAGTTCTTTAAATATAGATAACGATGATGATTGGATTAATTATAGACATAAAAATAATATACTTTAACTATGAAAACAATAATAAAAAATTATAAAGAAAAATTTGGTTACACTCCTACCATTTATGAATTACATAGTCTATTCACGCAGGGAATGTTAACACTATCAGATGAAGAAGAAAATACCTTAATAAAAGAATTTAAGACTAAAAAACAAATAATTATGACTACAGAAGAATTTGAATGTTATCTAATAAATATATTGGATAGCGAAAAACTAACAGATGCAGAAAAAATTAAATTAATAAGACAATACATATAACTAAAAACAAATAATTATGCCAAATTGGTGCTGGAACCACCTAGAAATATCAGGTGACGAAAAACAACTACATAAATTTGTAGAAAAATCTACAAGTGCTCATAAAGAAACAAAGTTTTCATTTGAAGGTACTCTACCACGTGGCGATCGTAAAGATTGGTATAACTGGAGTGTAGAAAATTGGGGAACTAAATGGGATGCGAATGAGCCATATATATGTCATAATGATATAGATTACTTTGCTGTATCATTTCAATCGGCTTGGTCTCCTCCTATAAACTGGATAAATAATATATTAAAAGACTTTCCTGGTTTAAAATTTACACTAGAATACGAAGAAACAGGTATGTGCTTTGGCGGAATATTAACAGCACAGCATGATAAAATATGGGACGATGATCATTGGGATCTTGATGAGGCTTCAGAATGCTGTGAAGGAGAAGTAAACTGGGAACATGAAGAGTTTGAGCATCAATGTCTAATATGTGGAGATGAATGTGAAATAATAAGTATTAACGCAAGTCAAGTTAGGCCTGCACAAATTAAAATAAATGAGAATAAAAAAGATAGGTAAAAGAGTTTACAATTCTTACTCGGAGTGGCGTAGTTATATAACAAAACAAAGAGAAATAAATATTATGCAAAAGAAATTAGTACCTGCTGTAAACAAGTTAATAGAAAAACTATATAGTGTTAATAATGTTTACTTAGGAGAAAAAGGATTATATCATGAAATGGAAAAACTTAGAAACAAAACTAATGATATAAAAAAAGAAATAATCAGATTTATAAACTTAAAACAATTTAAAAAATGAGCAAAATGGAAACAACAACTATATCATTTAATGTTAGCAAAACTGTTAACATAGGTAACTTTGAGGCTATTAAAATTAATTACGGTCAAAGTATTACTGTAGATCCTACAAGATCTATTGAAGAGCAAAGAAAAGAGCTTATAAAAGAATGCTACAAAACTGTAAAAGAAGAAACAGCACTGTGGACTCTTAAAAGTGTTTCACATGTTGACTCTAAAAAGAATAGAACAACTTACAAAAGCAAATCAAATGTATAATATGCTAGGAGACTGGTACAAAATATTAGGTATCGTATTTCAATCAGAAAACTTTAAAAAATTAACTGATCAACACAAGAAGAACACAACTAAGTCTACGGTTTATCCAGAAAAAGGTAAAACATTTAGGGCTTTCAAAATGTGTCCTCTAAAATCTTTAAAAGTTGTTATACTTGGACAAGATCCATATCATGATGGTAGCGCAACAGGATTAGCATTTGCAAATAATGGTGGTAGAGTTAGTCCTAGTTTGCGCAACATAATACAGACAGTTAAAAATGATTTTGGAGATGTATATGTAAATCCAAATCTAGAAAGCTGGGCAAGACAAGGCGTATTATTATTAAATACCGCTTTAACTGTAGAGAAAGGTAAGGCTGGATCACACATAGATTTGTGGATGCCATTTACAAGAGATCTTATAACTAGTCTTTCTATATATAAACCAGATCTAATATGGGTCTTGTGGGGTAAGAAAGCACAAGACTATGAAAAGCATATTATGTATCCAAATGGACATACTATACTTAGAGCTCCTCATCCTGCCGCAGAGGCGTACTCTGGTGGTAAGGCTGGCTTCTTTACATGTGGACATTTTAAGAAAATTAATGAAAAATTAGAACAGCCTATAGAGTGGGGTGTAAAACAACAAATAACAATTTAAATTAAATTATAATGAGTGTAAAAACAAATAAAGCAGATATAGAAAAATACTGGACAGATAAAGTTGCTAAAAATCTAGTTGGTAGAACAATAACAAAAGTAGAATATATTGGAGATGATGAGATGGAAGATAACATGTGGTATAAAAAACCTATAGCTATACAATTAGATAATAAAGAATGGTTAATACCTGTGATGGATGATGAAGGAAATGACGGAGGAGCAATATTTACTTCATTTAAAGAGTTACAAACAATACCAGTAATATTTTGAAATCATATCTTCTTAAAAAAATTATACCAGGCTACAAGCTAAGTCCAAATCACAAGGACAAAAAGCTTGTGGCTCTGCCGTATAAATACAATGGTACAAAAATACTTGTTGAACATAGTGACAAGAAAATGATTATAGATCAAGACACTCCACTGCTTGGAGAACAAACGTTTGCTGATAAATTTGGTAGAGATAAAACATATACTCTTTACTATTATCAATGGCAACCTAGTAAAAATCAAATAAAATTAGAACTATGACAGGTAAAGAAATAGAAAATCATATGAAACAATTAGGATGTGAACCTACACATGATGTTAACGCTTTAGCTATAGCGGTAAATGAAGCAAGTGCAGAATTTGAACACAATGCATTTGAACTATTACAATTATTAATAGAAAATAAACCTATAAAAGCGTTAATGACACACAGTTATGGATTTCATACTGCAAGTGGAAGACACATTATAGAAACAATTAAAAGTTATTATTATGAAAACATATGAAGTAGCAATTAGCAGAACATACTTAAGTCGTATAACATTAAAATTTCCAGATGATGGTAGAAATCATATGGATATTATTGATGAAAAAATATCAGCAGGAGATCAAGATATATGGGATCTAATAGCTGAAAAGGAATTAGAACAAATGGATGTAAGTGATGAAGGTTGGGAAATTAGTGAATTAAAACAATAAATAAATAAAATTATGGGACAATATTATAAACCAGTATCAGTAGACAAAATGGAATCATTATACTCACATGACTATGATAATTTATCAAAGTTAATGGAGCATAGCTATATAGGTAATGATTTTGTAAAAGTAGCAGAATATCTTTTATCACCAAAAGGTCAGTGGCACATGCACAGCTTTGTATGGGCAGGAGATTATGCAGATAATGAAATAGATAAAGATAATAATTTACATATGTTAACAGAAGATAAAGAGTTAAAAATCAAAAATATACCACAAGAAAATATTGGTAATTTTATAGTAAATCATACACAAAAACAATATGTAGACAAATCTATTTGTCCTAAAGACGAAGAAGGATGGTCCGTACATCCTCTTCCTCTATTAACTGCCGATGGTAATGGTAGAGGAGGCGGAGACTATCGTCTGCACAATGTCTGGGTAGGATCATGGGCAAAAGATGTTATATCAGTAGAAAGAGAAGCTCCTGAAGATTATACAGAAATAGTACCTAACTTTAAAATGGATTAATTATGAATACAGAACAAATTTTAAAACAATACAATTTAGATTGGAACGTAGTTAAAAAACCATTATTTTATGATGGACAAGTAGGCAATACATTTGGTGTAATGAATGTAGAACAAAAATCAACCCCATATTATGCATTGGTAAGAGAAGATACTGGAGAGGTATTTAACTCAGTATCAAAAGCTTACGAGCCTACACAAAATTATACTATCATAAACACTTTGCAAGAAATTGCAGGACAAAATGATTTAGTTATAGTAAAAGCTATGGCTATAAATGGTGGTAGAAAAATTATTGTACAAATGAGAAAACCAGAAGGTCATAAAATATCCATAGGCGATGAACAGACAGAACAATATGTATATGCTGTAAATGGTCATGATGGTTCTTCATCATTAAAATTTGGATTTATAAATAAAGTTATATCTTGTCAAAATCAATTTGCATGGTTATCTGGCAACTCTTTTTCTGGGTATAGACATACAAAATCTATACAAGATAAAGTAAAAGATTTACCAAAAATAATTAACTTTACAGATCAAGAAGATAAAATTATAGATCTACAATACATGAGTAAAACTACCGCAAGTGCTAGTTTAATCAATGATTTAGTAGATTATCTTGCTAAAACAGATAGAGAGTTACCAATATCTTCTAGAAAAGCAAATATAGTTAGAGATTTATCTGCTTGTATTTATACAGAAACAAATAGAATATCTAATACTTTATGGGGTGTGTTAAACGGTGTTACATTATATACAACACATTATAAATCTACACCTAATAGAGATTTTGGTAAAGAAGAATCTATATATACAGGATCATCTTCTAAAATGAATAATAAAGCTTTTGATTATCTTAAAAGTTATGTTATAAATAATTAAAACAAATAAAGATGGGGGTAGGTGCGTGTGGCCATGGAATGATAACTAACGCGTAGCGGTTATTACTACCCCCTTCTTTTACTATTATTAATAAAAAAAATAAATATATGAAATTAATAGTATTAGATTTTTATAAGGACATCACTTATATTTACACAATGAATGAGAATGACAACGAACATAATGTTGATGAATTTTTAGTAACAAAAGGACATCGTCTTGAAAATTGTCAATGGATGTTAACTAAAAATGAAATTATAATAAAAGAAAATTGGAAAAAAAACAAATAAAACTATGAATTATGATAAATGGAAGCTCAGTAACCCAATAGATGATGGTTATGGATATGACATGGTAAGTAATTGCTGTGGAAAAAGAGTAGACGAGTCAGAATGTATATGTACATATTGTGGTGAAGGATGTGAAGCTATAGAAGATTACGAATATGAAGCTATACAAAAAGAAAATTATTTAGAAGATAGGGCAGACGAAGAAAGATATAGTAAATAATTATATATTTGTTAGTTAAAGCAAAAAATTATGGAATTACACGAAATTGAAGAATGTCTATTAGGTAAAATTATAGTAGAACCTAAACTATTAGACAAATATGCAATATTACTACACAAAAATTTATTTTATAATGATTTTAACAAATCAGTTTATCATGCTATAGATGATTTGCATAGTAAAAACAGAACGATAGATATTCTTACAGTTTCTAAATTAGTTAAAGGAGAAAATGTTGCATATCATCTATCAAAAATGACTGATCGGGCTTTTAATGTAATAGAAACATTTACATGTATAGGTATATTATCAGAAGAATATCAAAAAAGAACTTTAGTTACTGCTGTTCATGATGTAAGCAATAAGTTGTCTAATCATGAAGAACTAGAGCTTATTGTAAATGATTTAAATACAGCTATAAACAAAGTACAAATAGGTACACCTGAAAAGCTAAGTGATCTAAAAACACAAGTAACACATTTCTTAAAAGACGTAGAAACAAGAATGAACACAGAGGGTTTGTTAGGTATAGCATCTGGATTTAAAGATATAGACAGATTTACAGGCGGTTGGCAAGAAACAGACTTGATTATTGTAGGTGGAGCATCATCTATGGGTAAAACTAGCTTTGCTTTAGCCCTAGCATACAATGCGGCTAAATATACCAATACAGCTTCTGTTATATTTTCTTACGAAATGTCTGCTTTACAATTATTAAGAAGAATAGCTTCTATGGAATCTGGTATAAGTAATAGATATATAACTAATGGTACTTTAAACATGGATGAACTAAAAAAATTACATAGTTCTGTTACAGAAATACAAAACTTACCATTATTTATAGATGAAGCTAGTATTACATCTTTAGCCTATTTAACACATAGAATAAAAGAATATGCTAAAAATAAAAATGCTAAACTTGTAATGATAGATTATTTACAGCTAGTTAGCTCTAAAAACAAATCTGGTAGCAGAGAACAAGAAGTTAGTAAAGTGGCTAGAACCTTAAAAAATCTAGCTAAAGAGTTAAACATAACTATTATTGCTCTAAGCCAACTAAATAGAGGCGTAGGTATGCGTAATAATAGTAAACCAACATTATCTGATTTAAGAGAATCAGGCGAAATAGAACAAGCTGCAGATGTAGTTATGCTTATATATCGTCCTGAATATTATGGTATAGAATACAACGACAATGGTAATGAAAGTAAAGGTACAGCTAACATTATATTTGCTAAAGGCAGAAATATAGGTGTTGGCGAAGTTACCTTAAAATTTATAAGTGAAATAACTAAATTTATTGATTATGATTAAAATAAGTAAAATAGGTAAGTACCCTATAATATCACTAATAATACTAGCGTCTATTATTTTTATACTAGGCCCTGTATTATTTTCTGTTATATTGGCTGGTATTATTGTATTGCCAATATATTTAGCTGTTCAATTATTGGGAGATAAAGATTAATTTTATATCTTTGTCTTACATGGAACAAAAGAAAATAGAAAAATCTAAACTTAAATCTATTGTTGCAGAAATTGCACACGATTTAGGAATTGACAAAAAACTTGTAAGACAAGTATTACTTCTAACATTTAAAGAAATAGCTATAACATTATTACTAAAAGGTAAGCCTGTAATGATTAGAAGATTTGCAAAATTTGTAGTTGCAGCAGCATCTATAAGAAAAATTAGAAAAACAAAACAAAAAGAAAAACAAAAATGAATTTAAACGATCTAAAAAAAGAAATACCATACAAGTGGCGTGTACAGTCCACTAAGTTTGGAAAAACTACCTGTGTAGCGTATATTGACGCTAGAGACTGCATGGACATATTAGATGAAGTGTGTGGTCCAGAAAACTGGCAAAGTATATTTTACGAAGCAAGCGGATTATTGTTTTGTAAAGTAGGTATATATTGTCCAGAAACTGGGGCTGAAGAATATGGTAAATGGGTATGGAAATCAGACACAGGATCAGAATCTAATGTAGAAAAAGATAAAGGTCACGTATCAGATGCATTTAAACGTGCATGTGTAGAGTGGGGTATAGGTAGATTTTTGTATAGATTACCAATACAAACTTTAACTACAAAACAATGGAAGGGTAAAGACTATCCATATGCACCTGAAAAAGATAAAATTATATTTGATGGAGATACACTAACAAAGTATATTAACTGGAAAATTAAAAACAATAAATAATGGCAAATGATCCTATAAACGAAAAGTATGCTTCTGCATTACCTAAAAACAGTATAAACACACCTATAGTAAAAACTGTAGAAGAATTGACTGTAGAATTAAAAATTGCTAATACTGATAAACATAGGTTGCAAGCATATAATGAGTCCTTAAAACACCATATTATGGACTTACAAGAGCAAATAAATAATATAAAACAAATATTAAATAGAAAGAAAGATGATACTACCATTTAATTTAAACACTACAACACAAACTAAAGCAAAAGGAGAAAAGTTTGAATACATACAGCCTGGATCACATGAATGTGAAATTACAGGTATAAGCACATCAGAACAATTAGAAGACTATAAAGGCTCACCATTTATAGATTTTAAAGTAAAAAGTAATCAAAGAATTGGTAAATGTAGATTTTGGGCGGTAAAAGAATCTGACAAACCATCTACAAAAGAATGGAAAACCAAAACTTTAAAAGACTTTTTAATAAATGCAGGAGTTAGAGATTTTAGCGATGATAGCAATGCTATGAATGACGCTATTGGTAAATCTTTAATGATAGCATTTATATCTGAAGAGTATATAGGTGTTAATAGAGAAACACAAGAGCCTGTAATTAGAACAGCTATAAAATATAGATGGTCTGCTAAAAAAGGAGGTAAGTGTACATACAACCAAAACATGAATCAAACATTATCTGATGTAGATATGGCTGATTTTAGTACACGACACAGTGAATGGAGTAAAGCAAATTCTGCGGTTAATAATACAGAAGAAGATGAAGATATGCCATTCTAAAAAATAAGAGATAACAAATCCCTAGGGTATCAGGTAGATGTAGTATAGCTATATCTTTAAGACTTAAGTGCGCCAAATTACCCAAGGGTGCAACTCTTACAATTTTACTATATTTGCAATATGGACGAAATTTTTATAGCAGGAAATGTCCCATCTAGCAAAAATGGTAAAAGATGGACAGGTAAGTATTTAATACATTCAAAAACAGTAATGAACTATATAAAAAATACAAAACAAGATTGGCTAGACAATAAAGATAAATTTTTACAATTATTAGAAAATAAACAAGCCCCATATAAAATTAAATTTACATTTGTTAGAAATAGTAGAAGAAAATTTGATTATATAAATCCTTGTCAAACTGTTCAAGATCTTATGGTTAAATATGATTATATACAAGACGATAATTGTGATTATATTTTACCTTGTTTTGGTAAATATAAACATGATAAAAATAATTCTGGAGTTATAATAGAAGTACTATGATAAGAGATAAATATATAAATAATTTTATATTAGATTACTGTAATTTAGTAAAAACTACTAAAGAAGCAATTTGTTCTAAATGCAGAAAAAGAGATACTGTAGAAAAACGTATGGTAATAGCACATTTTTTAAGAAAAAAAATTAAAATGTCTTATCAACATATAGGTAATATATTAAATAAACATCATGCAACAATAATACATTATAAAGGATTAACAAGTGATATGCTAGAAATATATCCACATATTAAAACTTTATATAATTTAGCTAATCAAGCTTACGAGATGAATAAAGAAACTTTATATATATCTTATGGAGAGCCTAGTGTATTACAGAAAAAAGAAAGAGAGCTAATAGATATTCTCTTAGATAAAAACAAACAACTACAAGATAAAATAATTAATTTAGAAAAAGAATTAGATGGCAACAAAAACTAAAAAAGAAAAAATTAAAATAATGGGCAAAGAGTATAAGGTAGACTCTATTGTAAATGAAACCTTAAAAAATATGTCTAGCGCATTACATTCACATGAAGTAGCCTTGCTAAGCTGGGTTCATAAAGACTATAAGGGTGCAGACACAAAACAAGAAAAAGAATTATTTAGAAAAAGTTTACATGATTATTGTATGCAAATACCTGACGCAGTAAACATACTTGTAAGAATGCAAGAATTAGACGAACAAACCGAAAAAGAAAAAGAAAATCAAAACAAAGAAGAGAAAGATAAGGGAGCAAAAGAATAATTTACTACTTTTGTAGAACTTTTCTCGTCCATAGTTTATATGGTTTTTTGTTTTGTGTGTGTTAGAGCCTTCCTTCGGGAGGGCTTTAATACAAATACAAACAATAAATATGCAATTAATAGAAAATCACAACTTGACTCACGACACATACTATACTGATAATGAATATGTATCTAACAGTATGCTGAATAATTTATCTGGTAAATCACCAGAATACTTTAGGTTTATAATGGATAATCCACAACCACCTACAGCTTCTATGAAATTTGGATCAGCATTACATATGAATGTATTACAACCAGAAGAATTTAGTAAGCATTATATAGTTTCACCAAAATTTGATAAAAGAACTAAACAAGGTAAGGCAGATTATGCAGAATTTATAAACAATAATATGTTTAAAACAGTTATAACAGAAGAAGAATATTTGCAAATAACACAAATAACTGATAAACTTAGAAATGATGAAGATGCTAATCTAATGCTTACTCAAGGCACTAAAGAACATATAATAGCGTGGAATAATGAAGAATATGATATTAAATGTAAAGGCATGCTAGATGTTTATAGGAG